ATCAAGCGGAATATTGTCTTGAGAGCTTACTGAAAAATTCTGAATATAAGATGCGCTACCTAATTGGTAGCCGGTGTAAGACGAAGCACTAGAAACCTGCTTAAAAGTCTCGTTGTAACTATCAACCAGCAATTCGCCTGTGATGTCTACGTCACCTGTGTAGTTAGCTCCGACCTTGGAATCGAGCTGAGTTTGTATCGAAGAAGTAACGCCGGATACATATCCCAATTCCGTCGGTGTTACTCCGCCCACATTATTCCCATTCAAATCCAGATTACCGCCGAGCTGCGGCGTGGTGTCATCCACCAGCTCGAAAGTGAGCGATGTGATCGTCACCCATGCCGATCCATCGTAGATTTTGACGGCCCCGGCTGGAGTGTTGAAATACCAATCGCCAGCGGTCAGCGCGTCGCCATTTAGGTCGACCGTCGGGTCGCTCGACTGCGCGCCCAGGTAAAGCCCCTCGATTGCGTCGAGTGATGCCTGGGCAGCCGTAGCAGATGCCGCCGCTGCGGTTGCGCTGCTCGCGGCAGCGGTCGCGCTAGATGCTGCATTCGTTTCGCTGGTCGCCGCATTTGTTGCGCTGGTGGCAGCCGCCGAGACCTGAGTGCCTGCCTCAGTAACAAAATCCTCGAGCGCATCGGGGAATCCTTCGACGTAATTCAAGCCCTCGAAATTCGCCAGCGTATAGGTGACGCCGTTTAAAGTAACAGGGAAAGCCATTAGATTATTTCCTCGATTGTCATGGTGCGACTATATCGCGACAGCGTTGTGTTTTCGATGGCACCGATCTCCGCGACCCGTCCATAAATGTTTTGCGTCAGCCAGGTCGACGAATCGCTCGGCTGCGGAATGACCAGGACATCTTTCGATACGCCTTTCACCCGGTCGATGGCGTTGAATACGTTTTGGAATATCTCGCTCTCGGGCAGATGAATCAGATCGAACGTGATCCGCCGATATTTGCGGACCTCATCGACAAACACCTGGCCGCCGCGTGATTTCGTCACCCTGGAATCATCGACGAATTCGATCTCGACGCCGTTCGCGTAGTTGATCGTCGGCTGATATGCCGGTCCTGCTATCAGGCGCCCGGCCTCGACATAGCCATCGGAATTAGTCGAATCGCTAATATCCAGGCGCAAATATCTCGCGATCTGCGGTGATGCCAGCAGATTGAACGTACTGGCATTGTAGAGACTAATCAATTCAGCCGTCGGCAATCCGCCCCAGGTGAAAACGCCCCAGGGCGATCCGCCGAATCCTTCGATGGGCGCCCAGGCGCTAATCTCGCCCGAGTCATAGATAAACGTCGAAAAGTTGTCATTCGATAAGCGCCAGCGCACGGTCGCCGATGTCGTCAGGTTGTGAGCGATCAGCGCGAAAAAATCCATGATCTTCTGCGAACCGAAGTCGAGATCGATCTGGGCGCTGGTCGCGCTACTGGTGCGCCATACTTTCACGATCTGCAAGTCCTGGAGATTTGTGACCGGCAGCGATGCCGCAGCCGAATCCGCCGTAATGCTCGAGGCCGTGTCGACGTAGTTATTCGCGGAAATGATAATGTTTTCAGCCATTTAGCCCCACAGCTCCAATTCGACTTCGTTCGATGCCGCATCCTCGGTGATCGTGATAACGCGGAATTTCTTGCCGCTGGTCAGATTATACCGATCAAACGCGATCTGCACGATGTCATTCAGCTTTAGCGTGTAGGGCTGCGTCTTGACCCTGATCGTGTAAAAGTCTCGCTGCGAGCCGTACAAGGCCAGCAGGCGGGTCGCCTCAGTGCTGGCAGCGCTGGACGCCGAGAATAACGCCGGGACGACCAGCTCCTCGGAATTCGGGTAAATCGTGCGAATGCTCGCGGTGTTGTCTGACTCGAAGAGCATTTCCCGGACCAGGTAATCCCGCTGCGCGGTCGTGACCGATGCCCCGAAATCGCTCTCGCTCATCACTCGATAGTTTTTGTCATACCCGACGCGAACCCGGTGGTTCGGGGTTGCCGACGATTGGCGCTGCACCTCGATGATATTGGTCAGATCGAACTCGGCATCAGCCGTCCCGGTCGCCAGCTCCACGCGCGCCATTTGGAATTTGCCGTCCCGGTTGAATCCATAAAACGCGCCGACGGTGTTGGCTATCTGATCCAGCACCTCGAGGATCGTTGTCGAATCTTTGACATATATCCCGATTGTCGAATTGTTGGCAGTGTTCATCGCCGTCAGGGATGCCGTATCCAGGTCGCCAGGATCAGCCAGGCCGCCGTAAGTCGTGACGATCTCTCTGGCAATGTCCGCCGCGCTGGTTAAGTAAGTGCTGCCGCTGTCGACATATCCCTGGATGTCCGCCGTGATGATCCCGGTCGGAGCTGCGACCAGTGTGATTTTCCCGTTCGTCAGGTCGACCGTGTAGTCGGTCGTCAGCGTTAGCGCGACACCGCCCTCATAAACAGCCGAGACGGCGTTGATTTCTCCGTCGTTCACCTGGTAAACCCGATTCGTCGAATCGATCAGAACCGGCTCGATATTCCTGACCTCGCCAAAACATAGCGGGATCGGCGTTCCCAGGACATTCGCCGAGAGCGCGACATCGGTATAAACATTCGGCGGGAATTCGATGGCGAAATCTTCCTGGTTGTCCCGCAGAACGACCTCGACGGTTTCGTCATCGAACTCGATGGTTTTCGATTCGCCTTTGAATATGGTGAAGAAATTGGAAATCCCGGCCCCGAACTCGCCGACCCGCACCTCGACTGATCGACTATCCCAGGCGTACCCGGCGAAGTCGTCCAGCTCGCCGTCGCCGTTAGATAGGATCAGGTTGCCATAACCTGGGCGCGAGAATCCGCCGACCCTGCCGCTGCTGAACATAGTGCGCGAAAACGTGATCGGCTCGACCAGGCGCGGGTCGAAATACTGATTCGCCGGAGTATCGCCGGGTTCAGTGACGAAACCGCTGTCGGAATAGTAGAGCGTCAGCTCGGTCGCGCCGCTGACATCATAGGGCTTCAGAATAGCGATATATGAGAGCTGGACGTTTCTCTTTGCGACCAGCTCCGCGAGCGTAGTTGCGACCGCCATTATCGGACCCCAGCGGGTCGTCGACCACTCAGCTCTCTCGATAGTTGTCGCCGCAGCATGACGATCTCGTCTTTCATATCATTGATGGACTGCTGCAAATCGACGCTATTACCCTTGATTGGTGAGACCGTGCCGCCTCGGTTTGGGATAAACAGCTCCGGGCCATCCTCGCCGACCATCGATGCCTGGCCGCGCTCAAGCGGCCCGCCGAACTGGCGGCCCTGCAAGTAAAGGCTGCCGCCGACCACGCCATCGGCGCGATTGAATAGCTTTTTGACATGATCGTCGAAACTAAAATTTAAGATCATGCTTTGAAGATTGCTGATCATCCTGATCAGCTCATCGATCATTGATTGCTGGAATGGGCCAGAAAATTCATCGCTCACATTAGGGAATGTGCCACCCTTGAATATGGCCTCTCGGATGCGGTCGAAGATATTGCCTTCCGTATTGATCACGTCGCCCTTTTCAGCGATTTCGACCAGCTTGTCGAAAACACCTTCGAGAATCTTGTCGATGATCTCGGTCACATAGTCGACCGTGAATGTAGGCTTGCCGCCGAACATTTCATCGGTGACCGCATTGATCGCATCCACGACCCCGGTTTTGATCGCGGTCTGGAATGTTTCCATTGTCGTCAAAATTGTATTCACGACGTTCGCGATACCCTGGGCGAGACCTTCAGTACCCGAAACATCGCCGGGTCCGAAATAGGTTCGGAAAAGCTCGAACCAGTCAAAATTATCGATTGAGCCGTAAGTGCCGCCAAACAATCCGCCGAGTGCGAACTTGGGCAGCCGCCCGGAATTCAGCGCATCGAAGAACCTGGCGCCGAACTTATTTACCGAGCTGGCGCGAATCACATATTCGCCATCGGAGAGCATTGCAGGAACCCGGTCAGCCGTCGGGCCGCCTGGGCCGCTTACCTGTCCACCCGTTGCAAAACCTTCCACCATGCCGCCATCACGCAGCCCTGGGATCAGGTTTTTCAGAAAGCTAATCCCGACCGATGCAATGGCAGCCGCCGCGATCTGCTCGAGTGTTCTGACCACTGCATCTTTGAACGATGAAAAGCTCGAGAGAGCGCCAGAGAAGAATCCGCCGAGCGCGGATGTAAGATTGCCCAGGGCCGCACCGAAGCCGCCCAGTGCTGAACCAGAACCCGTGAATAAGCGCTTCACCGCTTCCTCGAAGTTGGTCACGGGCTGAGTGCCGAAACAGTTTGCAATTGCCGACTTGACGCCGCCAGCTCCGATTAAATCTTTGACAAGCGAATCCAGGGCGCCGGTCCCGCCGGTCACCTGATCGAGCTTGTCGAAGAACTCCTCCACTGGAGAGCCATCGAATGCATCGCGAACGGAACGCTCGAACTCGGTCAAATCGACCTGGTTCAGCTCCTTGATTTCCGCGTTTACTTTCTCAGTCGCGATCTGATATTCGCGAGCGCTAATTGCGCCTTTCTTATAAAGCGCGCCTAGATCATCGAGCTTGTCATTCAGGTCTTTTATTTCATTTTCGGTTTTCTTTACTTCGTCCAGCACCTCGCGCTGCGATGCGGTAAGCCCGTCCGCTGCCTTAGTTGCCTCGACCAATTCACCGCCCAGCTCTTCCAGGCGGCGATTCAAAACAGCCAGCTCGTCGTTGAAATCGCCCTCGGCTTTGGAGAGAGCTTCTATTGACGCCTTTACCTTGTCAATTTCCTGTCGAACTGCGCGCGCCTCGAACGTCACGCCGGTCAGCTCTTCGATGCTATTCAGCAGCGCGTCATTAAAATCCTCGGTCGTCGCCTCGGTGTTGTTCACCGTTTTCTCGAAGTCGGCGATTTCCTTCTGGAAATCCTCAATATCATCGGCGCCCGTCCGCGCAGCTTCGCGCAAATCCTCGAGCGCTTCGCGGAATGCGTCAGTCCTGGCAGCGGCCCGGATTTCTTCGGTCGCCACATAATCGACCGTATCGCCGAAACCCTCGAGCGGCGGATCGGTTTTCTTGACCGTATCCTTTAGATTGTCGACGGCTTCCTCGAAGTTGTCGGTTTCTTTGGTCGCCTTTTTGGTCGTGTCGGTATTATCTTCGACCTGATCCTCGGAATCGCCCAGGATGCCTTTGAAGAACTTGACCGCTTTGCTGACCTTATCCGTTATCCCCAGGTAATCGTCGAGCGCCTCGACTGAATCCATTATCTCGCTGCGGAAGTTGTAGATCACCGCACCGAGCGCGCCGATTCCTGCAATGAGCAGGCTGATCGGTCCACCTAGCGCCGCCAGGATCGCAGCCATTCCTCCCAGGGCTTTCACCAGGGCGAGAATCGCCGTCGTGAACTGGACGACCTTCATCACGACCAGGGCGCCGATCAGCAGCTTGAAGCCCCGCACAATCGTATCGAGATTGCTTAATAACCACTGAAAACCTTTCAGCAGCTTCCCGGTCAGCGGAACGGCCATCTCGGCCAGCTTGTCCGCGACATCCTCCATGATCGGAGCTGCCTCGCCGAGCCCGTCGATCATTGCGGCCTGAACTCTCCGCTGGAGTAGGAACACCGCATCATTGAAGTTTTCGACCGCCGGGGCTGATCGGCTGTTGATGCTGATCCCCAGCTCTCGCATCCTGGCTTCAGTCTCTTCAAGCGATTCGCGACCGCCCTCGAGCATATTCACCATCGCCGCGCCTTCGGAGTCGAATAGCTTGAACGCCAGGCGCAGCCGATCCGCCGGGCTTTCGACCTCGGAGAATGCGTCCGCCAGAACCTTCATGCGCTCGGAGAGCGGCAGCCGTTGCAGCGCGTCAGCGTTTATCCGCAGCTCCTCGAGCGCGGCCTTCGCCTCGCCGGTACCAATGGCTGCCTCCGCCGTGCGCCTGGTGAAGCGCTGGAGAGCCATGTTTGCGGTGTCGCTAGATATCCCGGCAAGCTCTGCCTGGGTTTGGAATTTGAAAAGCTCGTTCGCCGTGACGCCGAGCTTTTGTGATGTCTTACCGAGAGCATCAGCAGTTTGCAGCGCGCTTTTCGCCATTAAGCCAAAACCGGCGGCACCAGCAGCAGCACCCAGGGCGCCGACCATGCCGCCCAGGCTGCTTTTGATTTTGTCGACCGCTTTGCTGGCCTGGTTGAGATTGCCTTTCAGCGAGTTGATGGCTTTGGATGTCTGATCCTTGCCTTCAAATACGACCTTGACGGTTTGGTTTGCCACTCATCGCCTCGCTGCGCTGCTTCTGATATTCCTCATCTTGTATCGTGAAGAATAACGACCATTCGATAAACTCATCGACGGACATTTCGGCCTCGAGCTGGGATACGGTCATCCCCAGCTTTTCAGCCAGCACAAACCGGAATCGCCTGTCCGCCGACTCTCTTAGTTTTTTTCGAGCGCCTCGGCATCACCCGACATCACCTGATTGGCAATGCGCGCGACGACGTTGGCGTCGACATCATTCCGCAGCGCGTTCTTATCCTCAATCGTGAACAGCTTATCGCCATTCTCGTCGACCAGCTTCATGATCAGTAGCTCGGCCAGGGTATCAGCGGCGGATTGCTTTTCCGTTAAATACTGCAAGCGACCTTGGTCCTTTAGAGTAAAGGGCGACGAATAAGCCACCATCGGCCCATCCTCGTCGCCCCACTCCTCGATCTCGATTCGCTTTAACGGCTTTGCCTTGAAATGCTCAGTCGCTCGCTGGATGGCGCGCGACTTCGATTTCTCGGCGGCCATCAGCTTACCGTACCTTCAGTCAGCGCACCGTCGCCCTGGAGCGACAAAGAGGCTTCGACCAGACCGTCAAAAGAGCTATTGATCGTGCGCCCGGTCACGATAGCCGCGCCAGAAAGCAAGTGATCGCCAGTTGTGTCGCCTTCAACCTGGAAGTTGACAGTAACCTCGCTGCCGACAGTCAAGGCGCCCTGGCCGGTCGTGTCAGTATCGTCGAAAAAGATATCGACCGATCCGCTCCAGCTCTTCAGTGAAGTCTCGAACGTGCGATAAGTATCGCCCATGCTGGTCGACTCGATGGTGTCCATCGTCTCGTCTACGCTGAAAGATCGAATCTCCGCAATAGCGACAGAGCCGACCTTTACGGTTCCATTGTTGCCCGTAAGTGTTGCCATTTAGTTTGCCTCCTCGGCTTTCGGTGTTGCGGCTCGATCTTTCGATTTCGCCTTCGGTTTTGCCTTTGCTGACTCAGTAGTCCAGCCGTTCATTATGAGCCGACCCGCGT